TCAAACATTTTTGTTCCTAACTTCTCTCACCACAAATTAGCATGTTTTGAATATGCTGATGGAGTTAACCCAGTAAAAATCAACGATAATTTCATATCAAATTATTCAACAGATCGTACAGATCTGGATATGTATTATGAAAAGGTAGGACTTGCTTATGGTCCTTCTTCTGGTAGAGAAATTGAACCTGATTATCCAAGTTCAAGCATAGATATTCAACCAAAAGTTGATGAATATCGTATTGTTGGTCCTACTGGAGGAACTGTAGGAATTTCAAGTATTAAAGCAGGAGACGGAGTTACTGCGACAACGACAGTTACTGTAACGATTGATTCTCCTCTCGCTGGACTTGACGTAGATACTGCATTCCAAATTAATGGAATCACTGCAGATGGATATAGTGGACAGTTTGTTGTGAGTGATGTTGTTGATACACTTAACTTTAAATATCAGATATCAAATGCCCCAACCAATCCTCTCCCATCTGTAACAGGAGCGACTGTAAATCTTCAGGTTGATACTGTAAGTTCTGCTTCACCATACATTTTTAATATTTCATTGAGATCTGTTTATGGTATGTGTGGCGTTCTTGCTGATGGTGATAAGGCATCTGGATTTAAATCTATGGTGCTTGCTCAATTCACTGGAATTGGACTACAGAAAGACAAAAATGCTTTTGTAAAATATGATAGCAGCAGTGGTGAATATAAAGATAGTACATTTGCTGGAAATGAAAATATTAATGCAGACTCATTAGCAGTCTTTAAACCATCTTATAGAAACTTCCACGTTAAAACAATTAATGATGCGTATATCCAAAACGTATCAATTTTTGCGATTGGATATGCTGAACATTTCTCCTCTGATACTGGTGGAGATCAATCTATTAATAATTCTAACTCAAACTTTGGTTCTAAGGCACTTGTTGCTCAAGGATATAAGAGAAATGCATTCTCAAGAGATGATGTTGGATATTTAACTCACATCATTCCACCAAAAGAATTAGAAACCACCGAAACCTCAATTGAATTTGATGCAATTGATGTTTATAAAACAGTTGTGGGAGTTGCATCTACAAGTCGCCTTTATCTTTACAATCAAACAAATGCCGATATCATTCCCGATGGTGTAATCGAAGGATATCGTGTTGGTGCAAAAGAAGGGGATACATTAAATGTTCTTATACCTCAAGGTGGAGTAACAAATCAATATTCGGCAAGAATTGTGATGCCGAATAGTGAGCTCACAACAAAACAAGAAACTTCAGAAAAAGTTTATACAGTTGGTAGAGTAGGAACTGCAAATAGCATTTCTTCTAATACAATTACACTGACAGAACCTCACACTTTCCTTTCTGGAGAAAGTATTCGTATTATTTCTGAAAATGGACATCTACCCGATGGACTCACTAATAATATTATCTACTATGCAATTACAACAGGAATAAGTACGGATCAAATTAAAGTTGCTAAAACTTTAAATGATGCAATTACCGCATCAAATCCATTAATTATTAATAACAAAGGTGGAATTCTTAAAGTTGTTAGTAGAGTCTCTGACAAAACATCTGGAGATATTGGGCACCCAATTCAGTATGATTCTACTCAAGGGCAATGGTATGTCACTGTAGGAACTGCAACAACTGATAATAGTTTCTATCCTACTTTAGTTGGACTTGGTACAACTGCTCTTGGTGCAGCAACTCCTAGAACTTTTATCAAACGTAAACCAGATACAAGAAGTGTTACTGATACAATATATCGTGCTAGATATGTTCTTCCTGCTGGAAGTGGTATTACTTCTGCTCGTCCGCCTATTGATGGTTATGTCATCCAAGACTCAAGCACAGTAACTGGAAAGGACGACACTGAAGTTGCATCCTACTTCAGTCCAACCACTGTTTCTTTAAGTAACTTAAATGAACAAAGAAACTTTAGTTTTATTGCTAATGCTCATTGGGATAGCAACAGTGGTTATATTCTTTCTGAACTTCCTCATGGATTAAAAACTGGTTCAGAAGTTTTAATTCAAAATGTAAAGAGTACAAATAATCCAGTTGGTACAGCAAATTCTGGATTTAATGGAACATACACTGTTACTGGAATTACCAGCGCAAGAGAATTTATTGTTAATATCCCTAGCACTGTGGGACCTGGAACATTTGCAAATGATACTGCGTCCAGAACAACAAGTCTTCCTACTTTTACGCAGAAAAAGTATTCGGGAACTTATATTATTTACAGAGCTCAAGAAGTCCAAGAATATATTCCTGGCGCTCAAGATGGAATTTATCATTTATTAATTGTTAATGCATCTAATTCTCCAACAGTAACTCCATTCTCAACTGAAAAATATTCGCAATCAATACAATATCTCTATCCACAAACAAATCGCGATAATCCCAAATCAGATCCTGATGTAGCATCATCATTTGCTCTTCCAAATCCAATTGGACAAGTTGTAGTTGATGAACCACAGAATAGTATTACAAGAGAGACTATTCAAGAGTCATTACTTGACTTTAATGTTGGTGTAGGAATTACTGCAATTGTTTCAAATTCTACAGGAACTGCTCATACAATTTATACAGCAATTGATCATGGATTGAATAGAGTTACGAATGTTAGTATTGCAGATAGTGGTGCTGGTTATGGTAATGGAACCGCTGGTTATCTTTATAATGCCAAATTAGTTTCTGTTGGAGCTGCTAATACTCAAGGACAAAATGCAACAGCAAGAATTCAAGTTAATACCTCAGGTAATCTTGTTAGTGTCAAGATTATGGATGGTGGTAGTGCTTATGAGATTGGAGATTCTCTTCAAGTAGTTGGCGTAGGTACAACCACAGGATATAGTGTTGGTGTTGTAACGGTAACCTCAATATATGATAACACTGGTGATACCCTAAGTCTTGCTGGAGTTCTTCCACAATCAAATAAAGGATTCAATACTCTTTATAGAATTACTGGTATTGCGACGGGAGCGGCAAAAGAAATTCAAGTTGCTTCTGCATCTACGATTGGAGCAGCAACTACATTAGGTATTGGGTTGACTAATACTGCAGCAGCGACTGCAACTCTAACGGGACAAGCATTAAATGTAACTGCACTTTCTTACAATGAAATTACTGGAGTTGGAGTTGTTACCACAGCACAAAGACATGGATTGAGAGTAGATAACAAGATTAAATTAGGTGGTGCTAATAATGTTCTTTATAATGGCGACTTCGTTGTCAAAAAAGTTAACAGTTTAACTTCATTTAATATTAATATTGGAGTGGGAACAATCGCTCCATCAACTTCAGGTACGATTTATGCTTATCGTTATGGTGCTGCTTCTTCCGGTGGAAATATTACTGCTGCAAATGAGAATCTTGGTGGAAGACAAGTAACAGAGTATGCTGGAATTACAACGACACTTTCTGCAGATATTTTAACAGAATCAACTCAAAGCATCGAAATTGCTGGTATCACTAATCTTGATATCAATATCGGTGATTATCTATTAATTGATGAGGAAATTGTTAGAGTTAAGTCAACAGTTACTGCAAATCCAATTACTGTTTTTAGAGGAGTTCTTGGAACAAGGGCAACAACTCATACAATTAATACAGTTGTAAGAAGAATTAAATGTCGTCCAGTTGAATTTAGAAGAAACTCGATCATCCGTGCCTCTGGACATACATTTGAATATGTTGGATTCGGTCCTGGTAATTATTCAACTGCACTTCCTGATCGCCAGAATCGCAACCTCTCTTCTGAAGAAGAGTTATTATCACAATCAACTAAGAAAGATGGTGGTATTAATGTTTATACTGGTATGAACGATCAGGGTGACTTCTATGTTGGAAACAAAAAAGTTAGCTCTGCAACTGGACAAGAAGAAGTATTTGATACTCCTATTCCTTCTGTAACTGGTGAAGATATCCGCACTGGCGGTATTAATATTGGATTTGACGTTTTAACACCTCTAGAAGCATCAATCAGTCGTTCCATTCGTGTTGAAGGTGGTCCCGATAGCAATCTCATCTCAGAATTTGATGGACCCGTTATCTTTAATAATAAGATTACATCCAACTCTAGTAAAGGTATTGAAGCAAATTCAATCTTCCTGCAAGGAGATGCGACTGTTTCTAGAAAACAAACTGTGGGTATCTCTACGCCTATTCTATCAGGAAATCCTGGAGATATTACATACAATGCAAACCCAGTTAAGGGTGGACATCTTGGATGGGTTTATACTACCGAGAATAATTGGTATCGTTTCGGTAATGTAAGTTTTGAGCAAAACCAAAATGTTGCAATCTTCGATAAGGTTGGTATTGGAACGACTTCACCTGGATTGAATACACTTCAGGTTGGTTCTGGAACATCAATCTTTGCGATTGATGGAACTGGTGTTGGTATTGGAACTACTGCAAATGGTTATGCACTTAATGTTATTGGTTCTACAAATATTGTTGGAACTGTAACTGCAACAACATTTGTTGGTGATGGTTCTGGACTGACAAACCTTGCAAATGATAGTCTCTGGGCAGGAACTGCTGCAGGACTTGGAACTGGAATCTATCCGATTAATCTTTCAAGAGTTGGTATTGGCACTTCTGTTCCTGACTATAATTTAGAACTTGGAACTCCCGGCACAGGGACAACAGATCTTTATGTCAATAATACAACAGTTCTTGCTGGATTTACGACAACCAAGGACGTGTTAGTTGGTGGTGCAATCACTGCAACAACATATAGACTTGATAGCACTTCAAGTAATATTCGTGCAGGTATTGTAACTGCTACAACACTTGTTGTTGGAACTGCAGTTTCTACTTCAGGAACTCAGGTTGGATTTGGAACAGCAACGCCAAGAGCAAAAGTTGATATTGAGGGTTCTGCAAAATTCAAGACATATTCAGAAAACGTCCAACCCCTCACAATTTCGGGTGGAAATGTTGATGTTGACTTGTCAATTGCACAATCATTCACTCTGACTGTAACTTCTGCAGTTACTCAATTTACTCTTCTGAATCCACCATCAGGAGCAACTGCTTTTACAATCAAGATTCTGCAAAATTCAACTGGATATTCAGTCGGCATTGATACATTTAAGACATCAGCACCTGTGACAATCCCAGTCTACTGGCCTGGAGGAGGAGTTGTTCCAGTGGTAACAACTACTGCGAACAAAACTGATATCTATTCATTCATGACTTTTGATGGTGGAGCATCACTCTACGGTGTCATTGGAGGACAAAACTTCGCATGATAGGACTTCAAGTATTTCGTCACATTCCAACATCTCTTGAAATTAACGGTCCAATTTTATCATTTTCCCAACAACCAGTTGGTGTCACTACAAACAACGGCGGTTCAATTACTTTAGTTGGAATTGCAACCGCCCAATTTCCAACACAAACACCACCAAATCCAGCAGAAAATACAGGATACATTTCATACCAATGGTATGAAGTTGGTGTTGGAGCTTTATCAAATAGTGCGACAATCACTGGAACAGCAACAACTGCTCTTACTTTAAGTAGTTTGTCAAATCCATCAGACACCGGAAGACAATTCTTCCTTCGTGCAGACTATGTTGCATCAGCATATGCAATTGGGAAGTCAACACCAAATGCAATTAATGATGCATTAGATTCTAATACTGTAGCAATTACAGTTCGTCCAACAATATCCATTACAAGTCAACCATCATCAAGCACAGCTGCTCAGGGACGTTCAACAACTTTCAGCGTAACGGCAACAACTTCTGATGGTTCTGATTCTAGTTTGACATATCAATGGTATCTAAATGGAAATGCAATTTCTAACGGCGGAACTATAAGTGGAGCAACATCAAATACACTTACAATTTCTCTTCCCGATGTTTCAACAAATACTGTTTACGTTGAGGTAAGTCATCCATCGGCTGATAATTCACCCGTCGCATCAAGTTCTGTAACTTATGGTGTCGTATCAGCAAGATCTATATTAAATTACGAAATACTTTCTGATAATGCTTCTCAATTTGATTTTGGAAATGTAAATCTATTCGATCAATCAATTACATTTACTGCAAATCCATCCACTTGGGTTAGAACTCTTAGTGTTTATGCGCCAGAAAAAGATATTACTGTTAGAATGACAATGGCAGCGGCTGGAGGTGTAAGTAGAAATGGAAATAGAGGTGGTGAAGGTGGATTGACAGTATTTACTTTAACTTTACGACAAAATCAAGAGTATATTTTTAAATTAGGTGCCCAGACAGCACCTTCTGGTGGAGCAAATGGTGGAGGGGGAGGAGCTTTCTTCTATAAAAAAGGACAACTTCTTGTTGCTTTAGGTGGAGGTGGTGGAGCAGGAAATGAAGGCAGAGGTGGAGATGGTGGTGGTGTAGGCATTGCTGGAGAAAATGGTTCTGGTAGAAGTGCTGGAACTGGTGGAGAGTTGTATTCTGTAGGATCTCTACCGGTTCAAGGTTTCTTTCCAGGTGGAGCTACTTCTGGATTTTCTAATAATGGACAACCAACTGGAGGTAGAGTTGCTTCATGTACTATTGGGGAGTATTGGGCACAGCAAGGTATTGCTCCGTGTAATGACATTGGAAATGTTCAATTTAGAGGTACATCTGGGCAAGTTGCATCATCAACTGCATCTATTTTGAGAGGATATAAGGCAGGTTTTGCTTACAGAAACAATGGTGGAAATGGTAGTGGTGATAATGGTGGTGGTGGTTCTGGAACTGCTGGAGGAAATGCGGGCACTGGAGGTGGTTCTGGTGGTGGAGGTGGAAGTGGATATACAAACGGCGAAGTCAATATTATAAGCACAAGACTTGGTGGAAATTCAAGCACTGAAGCATACGTTACGATTGAATATCTTTCTTGATAAATAATAAGAAATACAGGGGGAGAGTGAACCCGAATGGCTGTCAATAAGAATTTTGTAGTCAAGAACGGTTTAGAAGTTAGTACCGATCTTATTCTTGCTGATGCCGCTAGAAATAAGGTTGGTATTGGCAGTACTACTCCCAGAACAGAGTTAGATGTTCGTGGTGGAATTGCTGCTACAGACATCAGTGTAAGTGGTGTAGGTACAATTGTTACTTTACAAAGCACTACTGGAACTATTACAGATCTTGGAGGCACTAATCTAAATTATAGTGGCATAGGAACAATAGGAACTGTTTTAGCATCTAGTGCTAACGTTTCTGGAATTACAACAACAGCATCTCTGAATGTTTCTGGTATTGCAACAATTGCAGTTGGTATTGTCACAAATCTTGAAGGAACCAATCTAAATTATAGCGGTATTGCAACTGCTAATTCGATTAGTATTGGCGCAACTCAAGTTATTAGTAATGAAAGACAACTTCAAAACATTGTCTCTCTTGACGCAACTACAACTGCTACTATTGAAAGTGCAATTGCAAATGCACCAAATACATTTACTGATTTAAATGTTACTGGAATTTCAACTCTTGGGACTGTATTAGTTTCTTCTGGAGTTATTACTGCAACTTCTGGTATTGTTACGTATTATGGTGATGGTGCATACTTACAAAATATTAGTGCTGGAGTTGGAATTGGTACTAGTATTGGACTAGTAGGTTATGGCGCAACTTTCATAAACTTCTTTGGTTCTGGAGTATCTACTGCATACTATAGTTCTACCACTGGCATTGCTACAATTTATTTTGAAGGAGGCGGCGGCGGAAGTGCTTCTATTGGTATTGGATCTACTCCTGGAGATGCATTTACTGGAATTATAACCGCAGGAAATCTTTGGTATAACACAGATATTGGTAGATTATTCATCTATTATCAAGATACTGACAGTGCTCAATGGGTTGATGCCGCTCCATTTAATATTGGAGTTCTAAATCCAGTCAGCATCGCATTGACATCTGGCACGGTATCTGCTCCAAGTCTTTATTTTTCTGGTGACACCTCAACTGGATTATTCCAACCAACTCCTGGACAACAAACACTTGTTTCTTCAGGAGCAGCAATTCTAAATGTTAATCCTGGTGGGGTTAATGTTACTGGTGTTGTAACGGCAACTTCAGCAATCGTTGGTGTAGGAGTTACCATTAACAATGGTGGTATTAACGTCACTGGTGTTGTAACGGCAACTTCATTCAGAGGTGATGGTAGCAATCTCACAAATCTTCCTGCTGGACTCGGAACTGCACTCAGTTCCGATCAAACAAACCCACTGAATAAGATTTATTATACCGATCAAGTATTAAGTATTGGATCTACTGTAACTGTTGATCCACCTTCAACTGCAAAAGTTGCATATACACAGTATGCAGAAATTCTTGTTGATAGTGGTGCTGATTTAATTATCGCTGATGGTGATGATTTCATTCCAAACATTCTTGGAATTGGAACTACTGGAACTTTACCTGCTCTTGGTGGTTCTGGTGGTAGAGTTCGTGCTGATAACTTTGCTAATAATGCCGGAACAGGTGCTCCTACATTCACCGCAGGATTAAATGTAACTGGTGTTGTAACTGCTACTACTTTTGATGGAACTGCAACCACAGCAACGACTGCAAATGCATTAGCAACAAATGCCACTGGTACAAACTTAATTCTAAGTGGAGATTTGACAGTTAATGGTACTCAAACTGTTATCAATACTCAAATTCTTGATGTAGCAGACAAAACAGTTGGTGTTGCTTCTACTTCTACTAAGACAGCTCTGACTCAAGATGGTGGGGGACTTGTTATTTACGGACCTAGTGATATCAACTTTACTTATGATAGAAATAAGATTGCTGTAGGACTCAACACTAACTTAAGTGTCTCTGGTGTTGTTACTGCTACCTCATTTAGAGGAGATGGTTCACAACTAACAGGACTTGCTATTGGAATTGGAACAGAACAGGCATCACCAAACAATACAATTACATTCCTTGACTTAAGCAAGCAGGATCATAAACTTACAGTATCAGGTATCACAACTATTAGCGTAACTGGTGGTACAGAAGGAGAATCTCATACTGTAAGAATCATTAACTCTGGTATTGCAACTGTTGGTTTCAGCACTTACTTCTTATTCCCATCAGGTTCACCACCATCTCTATCAACAGCAGATGGTACAATTAACTTAATTTCATTTACAGTTCATAGAGTTGGTGCAGCAGGAACACAGTTGCTTGCTGGCGCTTCTGTAAACTTTAGTTGAGGGGATAGATAAATGGGAGTTATAATTCCTCAGGTAGTTACAGAGGATAGAGCATCTGGTGCTCTGGTTGTTGATGGTAGTTTGAGGTTTGATAGTGCTAAAAGTCAAAGATTAGAAAGAACTTTTAGCACCGGCAATCAAACAACATATACATTCAGTGCTTGGATTAAGCAATTAAGAAAAGGAAACACTGCCGATTATACTACCACGCAAATGATATTCAGTCGTGGTAATACATTTATTTCAATAGATCAAGACAATAAAATTTATGCAAACCATAGAAATGGAGCGACTAATTATTTTCGTATCAGCACTGCGGTTTATCGTGATTTTTCTGCTTGGACACATTTAGTGTGGACTGTTGATACTACAAATGCTACAACGCAAAGTAGAGCAAGAATATGGATAAATGGAACTGAAATTACTACTTGGGATCAAAATGGAAGTATCCCACAATCCCATTCAACTGAAATAAATTCAAATGCAACTCACTACATTGCAAGAGATGCCACTTATGGATTTTATCCAGATATTCTTACATCAAACGTCTACCTGATAGACGGACAAGCATTATACCCATCATACTTTGGATACACAGACCCACTCACAAATACTTGGAGACCTAAAAAGTTTAGTGCATTTAACAATCCAAATAATGGAACAACTTGGAGTAATAGTGTTTCTGGAACAGCTTTATCTGGATATGGAAAAACCAACGCATTTGATGGGAGCACTGCTACTACTTGCTATCCAGATAGACCTGGAACATTAACATTTACTCCACCAACTACTCTTACAGGAAAGGTTGGATTGTGGTACAATGCAAATACAGGTGGTTCTGATACTGCATCTATCACTATTAATGGTGTAAATGTTTCATCAACTTTAAGAGCATATCAAACATCACAAGGAACTACACCAAACTATTATGAGTTTGATACTTTTGATGGATTAACAAGTATTGTCTGGGAAGCTGTAAATGGATTTGATGGATGGGGAATTCAGGCAATTACTGTAGGTGGATATACTCTTCTTGATGCAGCAGGAGATAATTCCTTTTACCTCCCACTAGACGGTAATACTCCAATCGGAGAAGATAAGTCTGGCAATGGAAACAACTGGACTCCGGTGAACTTTGGTGGTTCTAATACCATTGAAAAAGCAACAGGAGCACTACCTATTCTCAACACAGACGGAGGAGGAAAGGTTGCTAGAGTTGGTGTAAGGACTGATAGTGCTGTTGGTACTGGAGCAACTTGTGTTCTTGCTCTTCCATTAGTTGGTACTAGAAAAGATTATAGTAATCAAATTAATAGTGGAAGTACTGAAAAAGTTCTTTCAATAGAAGAAACTCCCAGTGCTTCAAGTGCTCAAAGTAACTTCTATGGTGGAAGTTATTATTTTGATGGAAATAGAGATCACATATATGATCCAAACTCAAATGTAGCAGATTATTATTTGAATGGTGTCAATTGGACTGTTGAATGTTGGGTTTATCCAACTGATGTAAGCGGAACCAGAGTCATAATGGAGAATACTAGTAGTGGATCTGGTGGATGGTCTATCCAAATTAATAGTGGAGAAGTGGAAGTTCAACTTGCAAGTTTATTTGATCCAACTCCGTCAAATGCGATAATAGCAAATAAATGGACGCATATTGCTGTTGTAAGAAGTGGATCAACTACAACCCTTTATCTTGATGGTATTAGTAGAGGAACAACTGCAACAGACGCAGGGACAACATCAAACACAAGTCTTTGGATTGGTTCAAGATCTGGTGGTAGTTATTCATATATTGGATATATGTCCGATATAAGAGTTTACAAAGGCACTGCAAAATACACTCAAAACTTCATACCAGCATCCACAGACCCAGACATTCTCCCAGATACACCATCAGGAGTTTCTGGTTCTTCTAAACTAACTCAGATTACTGATGGTGCTGTGAATTTCACTGCAGATGCTGGATATACTGGTGGTGATTGGTTAACTGCTCAAGACAATTCTCTTAAGTTATATGCAAACACGGGAACTTGGACTATTGAAGCATTTGTATATCAAATCTCAACAGATAGTTATCATGGAATAATATCAAATAGACCAAATGGTGGTGGTGGTTTGTCAATAACTATGGAGAACACTGGTAATCTTGGATTCTATGCTAGTGGTCAATATAATATTTCAAATGTATTGCCACCAAAGCAATGGAATCATGTAGCCATGACTAAAAGTGGTTCTTCAATATATTGTTTCCTTAATGGAAGATTACTTGATACACTTACTGCTCCAGTTTCTGATAATGGAGATGATTTAGGTAAGTGGACTATTGGTTCATATTATACTGATGGTGCATACACAAGAAAGTGTGCTATCTCAAATGTTCGCATTATCAATGGAACTGCACTCTACACAGAAAACTTCACACCACCAACAACAGCACTTCAATCAACTGGTTCTGAGACAAAACTTCTGTGTTGTCAATCAAATACTTCTGTAACTGCTGCTAATGTTTTTGCCTCAACAATAACATCAAACGGAGTACCACAGGCAACCAACTTCAATCCTTTCACTGCAAATATTAATGCAGTAAGAGGACAGGAGAGTGGTTGGTGTACTCTGAATCCTCTATGGAAAAATTCAAATAGTGCTAATAATGGTGGAACTTATGCTAACGGAAACTTACAGCATACTACAACTGGTTCTAATGGTAACACTCCTGCGTGTGCAAGCGTATATGTTTCTTCTGGTAAGTGGTATTGGGAAGCAGAATTGATTTCTGGTTTATATCTAAACATTGGAGTTGCTTCTGATATTTTTAGTAGTGATGCTTATCCTGGATATGGAACAGGGGCAGTAAATGGACAAGTAAGTTGGGGATATATTTCTCATACTGGTAACAAAATTCATAACTCCACATCGCCATCAAGTTATGGATCTACATTTGCTATTGGAGATATTATTGGCGTTGCTATGGACTTAACTACTGGTGAGTTAACTTATTATAAAAATGGAGTATCTCAAGGAGTTGCATTCTCTAATTTAAGTGGCAATTTAACTGCTGCTCATGCCGATGCTGGAGCTGCTGCTGGAATAAGATATAACTTCGGTCAAAAGCCCTTCAAGTTCCCACCACCAGCAGGATTCCAACCATTAGCACTTGCAAATACTCCAAGACCTACTATTGTTCGTCCTGATCAGTATGTTGGAGTGACGACTTATACTGGTAATGGAAGCACAGCATCTCTCAATATTGGATGGAAACCAGATTTTGTTTGGTTTAAGTCAAGGTCGGGTGCAAATAGTCATAAACTTTATGATAGTGTGCGCGGAGTATATAAAGCATTGTACTCAAATGGAACAGCGACAGAGGCAAATGATTCTCCATATGGCGTTACTTCTTTTAATAATAACGGTGTTTCTATAAATGATAATTCAAACGGAGATTATGGTGTAAATGGACCTCCTGGTGGAACTTATTCTGGAGCACTTGGAACCTATGTAGCGTGGGCATGGAAAGCAGGTGGAAACTCAAACACCTTTAATGTTGATGATGTAGGGTATGCAAGTGCTTCTGCGGCAGGATTAGATGCTGGTACGATTACTCCTACTGGTGCTTCTGTGAACACTAAGAGTGGGTTTAGTATTATAACTTATACTGCACCTTCTAACACAAATACATCTTGGTCTGTTTCTCACGGATTATTATCTGCTCCAAATTTCATAATACACAAACAAAGAGGTCCATCAACCTCTGGATGGAATGTCTATCATAGTTCTGTTGGGGCAGGAAGTTATGGTGGATTGAACAATACTTCTGCATTTCAATCCAATCAAAATATGTGGAATAATACCACACCAACAAGTTCCGTGATAAATCTAGGTGGTTCTTCTGGATCTAGTTTTTTTGATGCAAATAATACACAAATAATATATGCTTGGACAGAAATCCCCGGTTTCAGTAAATTTGGCAGTTATACCGGAAATGGAAGTGCAGATGGTCCTATGATAGTAACCGGATTTAGACCCAGATTTTTATTGTTAAAAGCAACAAATACATCAGTAAATAAAGATTGGTGGATTCTTGATTCGGAAAGAAACAAATATAATACCACAACTTTGGGATTGAGACCTAATTTGTCTGTTGCAGAAGGTGCGGATGATTTTTGCGATTTTCTTTCCAATGGTTTTAAAATACGTGATACCCCCATTGATATTAATGAATCTGGTAAAACTTACATATACGCAGCCTTCGCAGAATCACCATCATTCAACCTCTACGGAGCACAGTCCAATGCTCGCTAACATAAATAACTAAAAAGTAATCGTAAGATGTCAAAGGTAAGAGCTGATAGTTATGTAGATAGATTAGGAACTGGTGCTCCCACATTCACCGCAGGACTGAATGTTACTGGCGTTCTTACTGCCACCTCAGCAATTGTTGGTGCAGGAGCTACCATTAACAATGGTGGTGTTAATATTACTGGAGTTGTTACTGCCACCTCGTTTAAAGGTGATGGTTCTCTTCTTACTGGATTAGTTGCTGGAGTTGGTATTCAAACTGCAGGAGGAACTGTAGGAACTGGCGCAACATTTTTAGATTTTAGAGGATCTGGAATTTCCACAGTAACTGTTGGATCTGGTATCGCTACTGTCAACATTGCTGGCGGCGGAGGAGGTTTTTCTGCTGTTGGATACGTCTTTAGTTTATAAATACAAATACAAGTAAAAAGAAACAATGGCAGCACCAAATATTGCAGCATTAACAATAATTACTGGAATATCTACATTTGTTGGACTAACAACAACGAATTCTGTTTCCTTCTTGTCTAATGCTAGCGGAAGTAACAAAGTATTAAAGGTGAATACAATTTTAGCAGCAAATACATCTGCTATTACACAATCAGTTTCTGTTAAAATATTTAATTTAGCAGCAGGCGCTGGCAGTTCCGTCTCTATAGCATCATCAATTTCAGTTCCTACAGCATCAACAGTTGTTGTTCTTGGAAAAGACACCCCAATTTACCTTCAAGAAAATCAATCTTTAGCAGCTTTGGCAGGATATACCAATGCTGTTGATATTGTTTGTTCTTATGAAGAAATTAGTTGAGGTAAGAAAATGGGTGCAAAAAGAGTTGGAAGTTGGTTAGGAATTGCTCAAACTGGAACTGTACTAGGATCTTCTGGTATTTGGTATTTGAATGATATTGAATGGAATAAAAGAATAGAAGAAAAATTGGGTGGCATTTGGTGGCCAAGATTTTCAAAAGTTTTTGAAGCTGTTGGTGGTGCAACTACTCAATCAGGGGATGTTGAATATAGAGTTTTCACTTCTCCAACAACATTGACTGTTACGACTGGATCAAATGTTGATATTTTGATGATTGGTGGCGGCGGCGGTGGTTTTTACGGCGGCGGCGGTGCGGGTGGAATTCTTTATGGAACCCAAATTGCAGTTGGCGTAGGGACTTATACTATCACTGTAGGAGGCGGTGGTGGTAGTTCTAGCAGTGGAAGTCCTACAACATTTTCTTCTCCGAGTGCGGGAATTGCATTCACTGCTTTTGGTGGTGGTACCGGCGGTTGGGGTGGCGGACCTGGTTTGGGTGTTAACGGTGGTTCTGGTGGCGGTGGCATCAGCGATAATCCGACCAAACCCGGCGGTACAGCACTTCAAGTACCATTCCCATCATCGGCGGGTATTATGACTGGATATGGTAATCCTGGTGGCGCTGGCGCTAACCCAGGTGGAGGAGATGGTGGTGGCGGTGGAGCAGGTGGTTCTGGTGGCGGAGGAACTTCCAATCCTCCTGGCGGTGGTGGTTCAGGCGGTGCAGGTAGATCCTTCACAATTTTCCCAGCACCAATTATTGCACCAACACTACCAGCACCACAACAACCTGCATTTATTTCTGCTACAGGACCTACCGGATTATATGGAGGCGGTGGAGGTGGAAGGGGAAGTGGATCTCCTGGTGCAGGAGGAGCGGGGGGATCTGGCGGCGGCGGCGCTGGTGGTCCCAACCCAAATCCCGATTCTCGTGGAAATGGAGTAGCAATAACTGGAAGTGGCGGTGGCGGTGGCGGCGGTCCGCAAGGCGCAGGTTCAGGGGGAGGCGGAATTGTGATTCTAAGATATTCTCGTACAACAAATCAAGCACCATATTGATATAGAAAAATGGCACATTTTGCAAGAGTTAATTCAGAAAATATAGTTACCTATGTAACAGTAGTAGATGACTTAATTATTACTGATGAAAATGGAATAGAAAGAGAAGAATTGGGTGTTGAACATCTAAAAACAACAATTCCCGATTCAATCAATGATAGGTGGATTCAAACAAGTTATAACACGTCCAAGGGAATTCATCTTCTTGGAGGAACTCCTTTTAGAAAGAATTTTGCGGGTATTGATGGCACTTATGATGAAGTAAACGATGCTTTTATACCACATAAACCTTATGAGTCTTGGACTTTAGATGAAGAAACTTATACTTGGAATTCACCTCTTCCGCAACCAGAATTAACAGAAGAACAATTTAATGAAGGTTTTCGTTATCTATGGTCTGAAAAAGATCAAAATTGGAGATTGATTGAACCACTGTAAATTAAAGGACATTTCCAATACCCACTAATATAAATATCTACAAAGTAATCGTAAAATGTCAAAAATAAGAGCCGATAGTTATGTAGATAAATTAGGAACTGGTGCTCCTACGTTTCCTAATGGTGTAAATGTAACTGGTGTTGCAACTGCTACTACTTTTGATGGAAATGCAACTGGATTATCAGGAACACCAAATATTACTGTTAACAACGTAACGTCAAGTAATATTAATTCATCTGGTATTGTTACAGCGACTAGTTTTGTTGGATCTGGATCACAATTAACAGGAATATCTGCGGGACTCTCTACTTCAAGGGTTTCGTCTATAGCATTCTTCTTTGGATATTAATAAATACATTTAAAGTAAATTAATAAAAATGACATCACCCAATATAGCAAATATTACTTCAATTGTAGGATTAAACACTTTTGTTAGTGGAATCAGTAGCACATCTGCAAATAGTATTATTGTGACAAATGCTGCTTCAAGTAATAAAGTATTGAGAGTTAATTCTTTATTAGCATCTAACACATCAAGCGCAACGACAAATTTAACTGTAAAATTATTTAATTCTGCTACTGGCGCTGGATCTTCTGCTTCTATTGTATCTGCAATAGCAATTCCTACTGGTTCAACTATTACAGTGATTGGTAAAGATACTCCATACTATATTACGGAAAATCAATCTATTGGTGCTACATGTACAAATTTGAATTCAGTTGACATCACCGCTTCCTATGAGGAGGTTAGTTAATTATGAGACATACTGGAAATCGAGTTGGGTATGCGATAACTTCTTATACTGATGGAGGAATCTTTAATATTTCTTCTCAAGATTATTTAAATAGATTAGGAAAATGGGATAGAGTTAAAGCATCTGGCGGCACAATTTCCTATACTCCAACCACGACTGTCCATACTTTTACATCATCTGGAACTTTTACCATTGGCAACCCAACACTCACTTCTGTCAATTATATTGTGGTTGCAGGTGGCGGCGGTGGTGGATATAATGCCGGTGGTGGCGGTGGTGGTGGTGGATTTAGATCTGGATCTTCATTTCCATTAAGTGCATCTTCTGGAATATATGTAATTACTGTTGGTGGGGGTGGAAATAAATCATCTGGGTCCACTTCTCCACCATCAAGCAATGGTAGTAATTCCGTACTTGGCGTGGGTTATGTTGGAGTTATAACTGCTTCTGGTGGTGGAACTGGAGCAAGTAACGCAAATGCATTTGAGGGAAATCCTGGTCTTTCAGGAGGATCGGGTGGTGGTGGAAGCTGGGGGGCAGCAGGAAGTGGAAATACTCCACCATTTTCGCCGCCACAAGGAAATTCTGGAGGATCTGGAGCTACTGATAACTTCCTAATATCTAGCGGCGGTGGCGGTGGCGCCGGTGGTAGCGGAGGTAATGCTACCACATCTCAAACAGGTAATGGAGGTTCTGGAGCATCAACAACCATAACTGGAATAACAACATATTATGCTGGAGGTGGTGCAGGAAACTTTTATTTTGTACCTGGGGTTTCTCCCAATCCGGTTGTCTCAGGCACTGGTGGTGTTGGTGGCGGAGGTGCGGCAGCCGGTGCGGGCACGACAAATACTGGAGGTGGTGGCGGTGGTGATGCTAATGGTGGTTCTGGTATTGTCATCATCGCATACCCTTCATAAATATGGCAAACTTATTCATTAATCAGTAACTAACAATGGCACATTTCGCACAACTAGATGAAAATAATATTGTTACTCAAGTTATTGTTGTAAGTGACGAAGATGCTTCAGATATTAATGGAGTAGAAGCAGAAGAAATTGGAGTTGCTTTCTGTAAGAAACTCCTAGGTGCTGATACCAATTGGAAACAAACTTCATATAACGGAAATATAAGAGTTCGTTATGCTGGCATAGGTTACGCTTATAATGAAGCATTTGATGCCTTCATCCCACCAAAACCTTATGATAGTTGGATTCTAAATGAAGAAATTTTTAATTGGGAATCACCAGTTGGTCCTGCTCCCACACTAACCGATGAAGAAGTCGCAGCACGCTCATTCTATCGTTGGAATGAAGAGAATGGTGAGTGGGTTCTAGAAACTCCATCAGCACCTAAAGAGGGGTGATAAGGGTAGGCACAAAGACATTGTAAAAGTAGAACTTGTAAATTGACATTCATAAAAAGTTTCTATATAATAACACTGAATACATTATTCAAATATGGCATTTCAATCAATTTGGTATTTTAGCGATCTACCAGAAGATGTAGTAGATATTATCGAAAGAGATCTAACAGAAAAGTTTGATGAACAAATGGCAGACTCCAGGTTGCACGGAGATGCCTTAAACAAAGAAAAAAGAAATTCTCAAAACGCATGGATTCCTACCAATCACTGGGTTGGTGGATTTGTGTGGCATTACATTCAAAGAGCAAACCGCGAGAACTTCCTATATGATCTCCGTTGTATTGATGGAGAGTCAATGCAGTTCACAAAGTATAGTGAAGGACAGTTCTATGGTTGGCACAATGATGCAGGACTTGCCACTCAATACAAACCAGTAACTGTTGGTAATCGTCAAGAAGGACTTGCACAAGATTTCTTAAATGAAAATATTGAACTTGTTCGTAAACTGTCCTTTGTGGTTCAGTTGAGCGATCCTGATGACTATGAAGGTGGCAACCTACAACTGCTTGATGAGGGAGGAAATAGTTATATTGCTCCTCGTAAGCGTGGTACTGTGATTTTGTTTGATTCTCGCACAATGCATAGAGTTCTTAAAGTTACAAAAGGAACCCGTAAGAGTTTGGTAGGTTGGACGTGTGGGCCACGTTGGAAATGAAGAACTTCGGTGGAGGTAACATAAATACTTCCACCGATATCCATTAAAATAAACTATGGAAAATCATTATGTCTATTACTCTTATGAAGAATTTGGGAGGGGTTACATAGGTTGTAGAACCTGCAACTGCCTCTCAGAGGATGATGATTATCTTGGTTCTTATCACGACGAAACTTTTAGTCCAACTAATAAGATAGTTCTTGAAACATTTTCTACAAGGGAAGAAGCACTTCAAGCCGAAGTAGATTTACATAAGTTTTATCAAGTAGATAAAAATCCACATTTTGCAAATAAAGCAAGGCAAAAAACAACTGGATTTTACTATGCGGAGAAAAAATTTGGTGAAAAAAATCCTTTTTATGGAAAATCCCACACAGAAGAAACGAAAAAAATTATTCGTCAACATCAAATAGAAAATAACGGATATGTAAAAAATCGTAGATCTTATGAAGGAGAAAATAATCCATTTCACGGTAAAACGCATTCAATAGAAACAAGAGAACTTTTAAAACAAGAAATAAAAAAAGTTTGGGAAACTAAACCACATCCTTGGATTGGCAGAAAACATAGTGAAGAGTCAAAAGAAAAGTTTAGAAAAAATAATAAAGGTGAAGGAAATCCAAATTATGGTAAAATAACACCACCAGAAGTTCGTAATAAAATAGGTCAAACAAAAGTTGGCAGAAAACTTTGGAATAATGGTGAACAACAAAAGTTCTCAAAAGAATGTCCTGGTGAAGGATGGATTTTGGGAGGATTAAAAACCAAAAAAGAGGTATAACTATGGCAGAACAAATGACAGAAGAACACCTGCAATGGCAGGAAAGGACGAATACAGGTACTGCCTGGACTCGCAATGAATCTTTTGAGAAAAATGGATATCTGGTGATTAAAAATCTTTGGGATGCTGAAGAACTTTATCACCCTGTTCCTGAGCAGAAAGGACAGTACAACTACTGGGATAAGAATCCAGAGCACTTCAATCATGTTCCTGTTGAACAGCAGGTTGAAGGTTCTACTTCACGCTATTGGCATCCACAGTATCGTGCGATTCACTCTGGTATTCGTATGAAACTGGAAGAACATCTGGGACGTAAACTTTATAATACCTATTATTACGATAGATTTTATTATCCTGGACAAGAACTGACTCGTCATGCTGATCGTGATGCATGTGAAATCTCTGTAACTGTTCATGTCAGTACCAATTTAACTGGAGAAAATGCCGACTGGCCTATTTGGATTAAAACTCCAGATACTTATACCGACGAAAAGAAAACACAGGTATTAGTTCCTGGTGAGAACCGTTCCGTGATTCTTCAACCTGGTGATGGTATGGTATACAAAGGTTGTGAACGTCCACATTGGCGCGAACCAATGCCAACTGAGTATGAAAAAACTTGGTATGGTAAAAAGAAAGAAAAGGAAGGGTTGTATTATCATCAAATCTTTTTCCATTATGTTCTTCAAGATGGACAAAGAGCTGAATGTGCTTGGGATAAAGCAAAATGAAGGCACCACTTTTTGAATACCCTTCCTATCAATATCAGATTGATGACTGGGATTTTAAAAAGAAGGGTTTGTTAAATCGTATTAACTCTCAAAAGTTTTTAAGAACCACTCTGCAAACTTTTGAGACAGACAGAAGCACTAACAAGAAATCATATCTACATTACTTTCAAGAAATTATTCGTCCAGAATTAAATGAGTTTTGTCGGGAAGCACAAGTCACTTGTAGCATGACTGATTGTTGGGTAGTCAGATATAAACAAGGAGACTATCAAGGTATTCACAACCATAAAAGTTGGGGATTTTCTGGTGTTCTTTATGTCGAGTATGACTCAAAATATCATACTCCTACTTGTTTTCTTGCCCCCTGGCAAGATCCAAGAACAGATACAACAACTCTTGCATATCCACAAGATGTGAAAGAGGGCACACTGTTTATTGTTCCTTCCTATACTTTACATTTCGCTCATCCCAATCAGTCAAGAAAGCAACGAACGATTATTTCTTTTGATTTATTACCCAAACTTCCAAAACATCAATCTGTTTAGATTATAAATATTCAAAGCATAAAAGTATCTAAAGGGTTATAATGGCGCAAACAAAAGCCCAATTATTAAATCCACTTAATGGCAGTTTAAATCTAGCGGGTATAGTTACTGCTTCTAGTTTTAGTGGTGATTTGACTGGTAATGTAACTGGTAATGTAACTGGTAATGTAACTGGAAACGCGGGTGGATTAACAGGTAATCCAAGTATTACTGTTACAAATGCGACAGTCAATGGAACATTAAGTGTTGGTGGCACCTCAGTAATTTTAAACGCTGCTACCCTTCAAATTAATGATAAAGACATCACTCTTGGTATTACGACAGATGTTCTTGGTAACAATGTAGCAAATGATATTACTGCCAATCATGGTGGCATTTCAATTGCATCAACTGTAGGAACACCAATTATTGATATTCCTACTGATGGAGTCAATAGTGATTTACCTACTAATAAACAAATTATGTGGGTAAAACAAAGTCATTATTCTGGATTAGGAACTGATGCTTGGATTTTTAATTATGGTGTTTCTATTGGTAATACTGCAACAGTTCAAAATGGTAGCAGATTAACCGTAGGAACTGGTTTTACTGTTTATGACGCAGGAAACGTTAGTGCAGGTGCAATTACTGCAACATCATTCAGTGGTGATGGAGCAAATCTTACTGGACTAAGTATTCCTGCTGGTTATACAGAACTTGACAGTATGCTTTTTGGATGAAACATAAATAACTAAAAAGATAGTAAAATGGCACTTCGTAGAACAAAACTTTTAAGTGTACAATCAGTTACTGGTATTGCGACGGTTGGTATTTTTACAGCAGGAGTTACAAATACTGGGGCTGGAGTTGCAGGAACAACATATGTTCGTGGATTAATTGCTCACAATACAGGACTTGCAACTTGCACATCAGCGTTATATGTTTATCCAAGTGGTGTTGATGCTATCACTGGATATGGATATACTGCATATAGATTATCAAAGGTTGATTTGGCAGCAAACGAAACATTCTTTTTTGAAACAAACTATCCATTGGTTTTGACTAATCAAGACAAAATTGTTGTAGAAGTTGGAGCTCCTGCTCTAGGAGGATCTGGCATTGGTAGTGCTGTAAACTACCAAATTCTTGGCGACACTGATAATTGAAGTAGGTAAAAAAAAATGGGAGCAAAAACCACTAATAAGAATAAGAGACAAAATACTAGAAGCGATGGGCATTTATTGAGTTATCAAAGAGATAGTTTTGTTCGTGGTGGGGGAGCGGCTGCTGGTGGAATAATCGCTTCAGGTGGCACAATAGTTTACTATAGCGATTATACAATTCATAAATTTACTACGTCAGGAACTCTTTCAGTTACTTCTGTTGGTTCTTTTGGAGATGCTGTTGATGTTCTTGTCGTTGCCGGTGGTGGAGGAGGTGGAGATGGATACAACAGTAATGCCGGAGGTGCAGGTGGGGTTGCATTTTTACCAGGACATGTCTTAACAGCGGGAAGTTACACAGTTTCGATAGGAAGCGGTTCAAATCCTGCTGGAAGATTTACCACAACACCTAGAGGAAGTGATAGTAGTCTTGTTGGAATATTAACTGCCAGAGGAGGAGGTGGTGGTAGGGCAAGTAATGGTGGACCTGTCGATGGTTATCCTGGCGGTTCTGGTGGTGCAAGTAGTGGTTTAGCAGATCCATACCCAGTTCCAGCTCAAGCTATTGCCTATGGAAATCCCTCATCTCCAGGTTCTGGTGGCGGCGGTGGCGGCGCAGGAGCTCCCGGTTCAAATGTAGCCCCACCTCCTGGAGGATGGGGGCTGAATTATGCTAGAGCTGGTGGCATTGGCACAGACTTTTCTCCATATTTTGGAACTTCTGTTGGTGATAGTGGATGGTTTGGCGGAGGTGGTGGTGGCGGCGGCAATGCCGCACAAGAAAATCTAGCGACACGCTGGCCTGCTGCTCCGGGTGGAACAGGTGGTGGCGGACCTGGTGGTACTAATACTCCTGGAACTCCTGGTACAACTAATACTGGTGGAGGCGGCGGTGGCGCTGGTAATAATGGTGGTATACTGGGTGGAGGTTCAGGAGGTCCCGGTGTTGTATTAATTAGATACAAAACTCGTTGGATATAAATTTTATAATAGAATACTTTTATATTAGTAAATACTTAACATAAAACAATGGCACATTTTGCACAACTAGACGAAAATAACATAGTTACTCAAGTCATTGTTGTGAGTAACGAAGATACTTCAGATATTAATGGAGTAGAAGTGGAAGAAATTGGAATTGCGTTTTGTAAGAAAATTTTTGGTGTAGATACTAATTGGAAACAAACATCATATAATAACAATATAAGAACTCGTTTTGCCGGTATTGGTTATTCATATAATGAAGTACTTGATGCATTTGTACCTCCTAAGCCTTTTGCTTCGTGGGTTCTAGACAACACAACTGCTCATTGGATATCACCTCTGGGCACAGAACCTGCTCGTACTGATGCAGAAGTAGAAGCATGTTTATACTATTGTTGGGATGAAGATGCATATCAGGCAGATAATACAACTGGATGGGTATTAAAATCATTGATTTGAGTAAAAATAAAATAACTCTTTTTTACACACCTCTTAGATTGCCCCTAAGGGGTTTTTTTGTTATAAATAAGTAAAAGAAGTAGAATAAAAGTGCCGTGGCATTAAATTTTCCAAATAATCCTGGTATAGGCAGCGTATATACGGATTCCACATCTGGGTTCTCTTATCAATGGAATGGAACCCTATGGCAGAGTTATTCGTCAGCAACTGCAGCGAATATTCAAGTTCTTGATGATATCAGTGGTTCTTTTAATGGAGTCACATTAACTTTTGCATTAACTTCTGGGGGAACAGCAGTTTCTCCAGTTAATGCTCAACAACTTGATATTAATCTTGGTGGTGTTATTCAGGCACCAGGAACTGATTATACAATTTCTGGTTCTAATATCACCTTTACTGGTCCTGCACCAACTTCTGGACTTACATTTTCTGGTAAGTTACTTGGAACTGCACTTTCATTAAATACCATACCAGATGGAACAGTAACACCTCCTAAACTTTCAGCAGGTGGTCCTTCTTGGAACTCTGGTGGTGATTTGAATGTAACTGGTGTCGTAACTGCTGCACAATTTGTTGGTGGTGGTATTGGCGTTGGTATTCAATCGGCTGGAACTCTGGTTGGTTATGGCGTTACGCAAATTAACTTTATTGGAGCAGGTAATACATTTGCTCTAAATGGAACCACTGTTGATGTTAGCATCTCTGGTGGCGGTGGTGGCGGTTCTCTTGGTATTTCCTCCAATAGTTTCAGTGATTTTGTCGGCACAGGAATCACTCACTTAAACTTTGTGGGTGCTGCAGTAACAAATGTTGGACTGACAACAAGTGTAGTTACCATTAACAAAACTCTCACTATTGGTAGAAGAGATCCAAATACTGCAGCAACAATTAACCTTGTTGGTTCTAGTCTCATATTGGGATTGAGGGGTGGTGGTACAGCCACTATAAATACATAAATAAATTAGTATTGGACAATATCAATGCCAGAAAGAATTCCTCTAGTTTATAATCCAAATAACGGACAAATTCAAGAAGTTTCTGCTTCTGATGAAGTCAGCGTTGGTATATTGACAGCCACTATTATTTCCAATCCTAACGTTATAACATCTTCTATTACTCTGTCCAATAGTGACTTTAATTATGCTCAGATAGGTCCAATTACAATCGGTGTTGGACAAACTATTACTGTTGGTGCCGGTGTTTCATATTCTGTACTATAAGGGGAGGAATGTTTTATGTCGAAAATAACGGTTAATTCTCTTTCTAATGGTGAAGGAACAGGTGCAATCACTTTTCCTAAAGGTATGGGATTAGCAGCGAATCAAACTTTAACTGCAAATAGCGTAAGTATTACTGGTGTCGCAACTGCAACATCTTTTTCTGGAGATGGATCTGCACTTACAAATCTACCAGGAGTAAATGTTTCAAAAGGAATTGCTCTTTCTTTTATATAGTAAAAATCATGTCATCTCAACTTAGAGTAAATAGTATAGAACCATCAACAACAGGAATAGCTGTTAGTTTTCCTTTTGGGCTTTCAGTTTCTCCAGGTTATGCTTTAACAACCAGTGGATTAAATGTATCTGGAGTTATTACTGCAACATCTTTTTATGGAGATGGATCTGCCCTCACAAATTTACCTTTAGCTCCTATAGGTCAAATAATAGCACTTTACACTGTGATTTAAAATGTCAACACTCAAAGTAGATCAAATAACGAATAGATTAGGAACAGGAGCTCCAGTAATAGATAACGGAGCAGTTGTTTCTGCAGGTTATGCTGTAACTTGTGCAGGTGGAGTGAACATCACTGGTGTAGTAACTGCAACATCTTTTTCTGGAGATGGTGCAAACCTGACAAATTTAACTTCAGTGACGTCTGCAAAGGCAATTGCTTTCAAAAAGATATTAAAATTTGATGAATTCAGGACTTGAGAATATAATAAATAACAATATAAATAAACCAAACGAAAAGAAGTAAACAATGGCAAACCCAAATATTGTTAATGTTGCGACTATTAATGGAATAACCACTGCAACAGCATTATCCAATACCAGTGCAACATCTATTCTTTCTAACGCTGCAGCAAGTGGAGTTGTATATAAAGTTAATTTCGTTGAAGCATGTAACGTAAGCTCCAGTACCGCTAACTTTACTTTAACTTGGAACAATAATGCAGCTGGCGGTGGAACTGCATATGGTATTACTAAGAACGTTGGTATTACATCACAAACATCTCTCGTTGTTCTTGATAGAGCATCTTCGCTTTATCTAACGGAAAATACATCTCTTGTTGCTACATCATCAGCTTCTAACGCATTTGATGTTGTAATTTCATACGAAACTATTTCGTAATTTCTCAAAGGAGAGAATAAATGGACAGAACAATGTATTTTTCTTTTAATGGCACCGAACCAATTTTTATTACCAGTATACTTTTGTCATCTGGGCAAATTAGAACTGAACCAAGTTCATGGACAGATGAAGAGCTTGCTGATGTTGGAGCAACGGGTCCATATTTCAAACCAGCACATGATACTAGCACAGAAGAATTAGAATGGGATTCTGATGCTTTAACATGGAATGTAGTTCCAAGAAAAGTAGAAGAAATTTCAGAAGTTGAAATGTGGAATTTGATGAGAAGTCAAAGAAATGCAAGATTAGTTGAGACAGATCAATTAATGCATTCTGATTATCCAATTACGGAAGAAGAAAAAGATAATCTATTAGCATATAGAAAAGCATTGAGAGATTTTCCATCTACAATTACAGATCCACTTGACTTTACTTGGCCAACTCCTCCACAATGTATCATCGATCATTTTAATTTAGACATAAATTAAACCATGAACATCTTAAACAGACTAAGTACGATTTATCACGTAACTGATGATATTTCTGGATTAAATAGTCTTGCTGCAGAAGTTACTTCTATTACTGGAACAGGCTCTAGCAAAGTTGTTGGGGTTAGTAGTACTTTTTATGTATTTAGTAATACAACTCCACAAGGAAGTAATCAAAATCAAACAGGAACTCTTACTATTGGTGGGAAAACCACAGCTGCTGGTTATGTAAAAAGTAAATTTATTAGAGGAGCTGCTGCATCTGCAGGAGGGAGTGCTATCACTGCTTTTATGGTAGGTGGTGGTGGCGGAACTGGCGGTATGCCAAGTGGGCATACTTCTGGTGGTGGTGGCGCTGGTAGACTCGTTTTTTATAATGAAAATTTTCCAGCTCAAGGAACACTCCAAATTACAACTGGATCTGGTGGACAAAGAACCCTCTATCAGGCTGGTAGAGGATATCCTGGAAATGGTAGCTCTATTCAAAGTTATACTGCCGCTGGAGGTGGTGGAGGAGGAACTTCTTCAGGACAACCTGCAGGCAGTTTTGGTGGTGATAGTGGTGGTTCTGGCGGCGGTGGTGGTTGTGGACACAATAACCAATGGGCTGGTGGTTCAGGCGATCCAGGATCTGTCCCAGGAGCAACATTTAGTGAAGGATCCCCCGGATCCGGGGGATGTGGTCCCGGCGGAGGATCATCAAGAAATATGACAGAATATGGAATGACATCTAGTAATCTAGGTCTTCCAGGATTATCTCCCCTTAACGGAGTTTTTGCTAGTGGTGGGGGTACTCCATATGCAGGCGGAGCTGGCATTCAAGGAAGTGGAAACGGAGCTTACAATGATAATCCCGGTGGACATGGTTTAGTTGTAATTCGAGGTAGATCTATACCAACATTTAGGAAAACCACATAATTAAAAATTTGTCTTTATCTTGTTATGATAGTAAAACTTTTGGATATATTAACTGATAATGAAAAAGTTCAGTTATTAAATGAAATAAAATTACTGAATGAATCTAATGATTCTCCAGGATGGAAATTTAGTGGCTCCAGCAATGAAGAAAATAAAAATAAATTATTTTGGTACTTAAATGTAGAAAATAATAAATTTTTTAGTGAAATATTATTTGATTCAATCAAAAAACATATTAAATGTTATTGCAATGAAGATGTAAAGGTTCAACGAATTTATCTAAATGGGCATACATTTGGACAGCAAGGATATCTTCATGAAGATGATACCAGAGAGAATTCAAGAACGCTTTTAATTTATTGCAATGATTATTGGAATATTGAATATGCTGGAGCAACTGTATTTGACTGCGAAGAAGATGTTTATACAGTATATCCAGAACCATTTTCTGGTGTTTATTTTGCTGGATACATAAAGCATTTTTCTCAACCCGTTTCCAAAGATTTTCTTGGATTAAGAATAACACTTGCTTATAAATTAATTACGATATAATTTTAAAGAGGTATTTGAAATGAATGTAAAACATTATTGTGAACCATTTCCATATATTATTGTTAATGATTTATTTGATGGAGACGAATTAGATTTAATTTGGCAAGAATTAGAATTTATTTGTCATCGGGAAAAAATGTCTTCTCCCGAAGAGACTGGATCTGCAGTTGAAAATGATGTTTATTTGAAAAAAAATATTGGAGTTTGGTTAGATAACGTATATGCTGATAGAAAATATTCAAATATTTTGGCGGTAAATAGAAAAATTTTTGTTCATAGAAAATTTATTTGGGAAAATCATCCACATTGGTTTTTTAAACAAGACTGTCTCAATACAGACACCACTTTAATTTCATATTATGAAAATTCAGACTATTATGAAAAACATGCAGATCAAGCATATTTTTCAGCAATAACTTGGTTTTTTAAAGAACCAAAAAGATTTAAAAATGGAAATTTGATATTTGATGATTATGATATTAAAATAGAAGTTGATAATAATAAAACAATAATCTTTCCATCTGTGATTAAACATAGTGTTGAAAAAATAGAAATGAATGCACAATATCTTGAAAAAAATATGGGAAGATTTTCAATGGTTCAATTTGCTAGATTTTGAGTAATGAAAAATAAAAATATTAATTCTATCGTAATTGTTGGTGGAGGATCGGCAGGATGGATGACTGCCGCCACCCTTGTTAATTTCTTTCCACAAAAACAAATTATTTTAATCGAAAGTCCAAAAATTTCTTCCGTTGGTGTAGGAGAAAGTACACTAGCACATATCAAATACTGGTTATATGCGCTGGGAATTGATGAAAAAGACTTTATTTTAGAGACTGATGCATCAATTAAATTAAGTATTAAATTTACGGATTTCTATCAAAAAGATTACGGACATTTCCATTATCCTTTTGGTAAAATTTATGTTGATAATAAAGAATTATACAATAACAATACCTGGTTACTCAAAAAAACTTTATATAAAGATACTTGTCCTACTGATTATGCAAAAACGTTTTTCCCTGCAATTTCATTAATTGAAAAAAATAAAATAAGTAAAAATGAAAACGGTTACTTTGGAAATTTTAATCTGAAACATGACTCTGCTTATCATTTTGATGCATCTAAATTTGCAGATTGGTTAAAGAACAAATATTGTATTCCAAGAGGAGTTCATTTTATTTCCGCAAATGTCAATCATGTTCTTTCAAATGAAGATGGAATCTCCGAAATTCTTTTGGATAATGATTTAGTTGTTACTGCAGATCTTTTTGTTGATTGTACTGGTTGGAAAAGTTTATTGCTGGGCAAATCACTAGATGTAAAATTTAATTCATATAGTGATATTCTTCCTAATACAAAAGCTTGGGCTACAAGAATACCTTATATTGACAAAGAAAAAGAATTAGAACCTTATACAAACTGCACTGCCATTGGTAATGGTTGGGTGTGGAATATTCCTTTGTGGAGCAGAATAGGAACAGGATATGTCTATAGCGACAAATATATTACAGATGAAGAAGCACTAGAAGAGTTTAAAGAACATTTAAGAACTAAAACAACTATTCCAAATCGTGAAAGAATCAATGATGATTTAGAATTTAAAAATATACAAATGAGAATAGGTATTCATGAAAAAACTTGGTTTAAAAATGTTGTTGCAATTGGATTATCTGCTGGGTTCATAGAACCTTTAGAAAGTAATGGACTTTTTACAGTTCATGAATTTTTACTAAAATTAGTCGATGCTTTAAGTAAAGAAAAAGTAAATCAGTGGGATATTGATGTATATAACTATTCGACTTTTAAATTATACGATAATTTTGCAAAATTTGTTTCCTTGCACTACAAACTTTCCGCAAGAGATGACACTGACTATTGGAGAGATGTGACTGGCAGAGAAACCGATTCAAGTAGAATTTTAAATGACTGTGAATTTAAATTAAGCATGGACATCAAAGATAAAAAAGATGGACACTATGAGAAAGGAGGATTCAGTTGCATAGCAAATGGCATGAATTATCCTGCCTTGACTATAAACAATATTATGGAAAATGAATTTTATAAAAACGTTGAAGATACTGAAGTTAGATTAAAAGAAATTATAGAATATTGGGATAATCTAAAAGAAAATTGGGATAATCATGCTAGAGATGAGCAAAGTTTGTATGAATTTATGAAGAAGGAATTTAATTTAAATGATTGAAGAACTTAAAAATCCATTGACAGAAAATTATCTTTTTTTAAAAAAACAAGTTTTAAGTAAAACTTTCGCTTGGTATTGGACTGAATATAGCACCTACAATAAAAAATGCGATGGATATACTGATGTTCCATTTTACAGTCATTGTGTGTTAGAACGTCCCACACAGTCAATGAAGGATAACTTATATCCAAGAGTAACATCAGAAAAATATATTAATATAGTTAATGAAGTAATTAAAGAGATTGCAATTTTTAATTCTTTTGAAATTAATTCTCTTTTCAGAGTTAACTTTAATTGTACATATTATATTGACGGAAACCCAACTATCCCACATGTAGATCATAATTTTCCTCATAAAAATCTTTTAATTTACTTGAATAATGCTGAGGGAGAAACTATTGTATATGGAGATGAAAAAACTTACTATTTTCAACCCAAAGAAGATGCAATTATTTCCTTTGAGGGACTCCATTCTGGAGGACAACCTCTAAGAAACCAAAGAAGAATAATCATGATTGCGACATATTGTTAAAATGGAATATCAAGAATTTGAAAAAATAAAAAAACTTATTCATACTCTTAAATTGTTAGACTTTACCAATGAAGATATTGAAAAGGTTTTAAAAATAGACAAAAAAACTATAATTAATATTGTGGAATCATTAGATTAAGCACAGAACCACTTCATAAACCGTCCCATACCCCTCTACAGTCCGCTGTGAGGGGTTTTATAATGTCTCTTGACACACCTCACCAAACCCTTTACAATAACCTTTGTGGAGGTTGAAAAACAATGATCTCAATGAAAGCTCCAAAGACAAAGAAACGCTTTGTGAATGTAACTCCTTTGAGTTCTAAAGCAAAGAATCGTTTTGTGAATATCATGAGTTCTTTTCATTCCTGTGAGATTGAACAAGAAACCAATGATAAATTCTTTCTAGTATCCATCAATCGTCAATACTGTTTTTGGGTACAGAAAAATGGTAATGAACACTGGGAGATTACGAAATGATTGGATTGATTGCTGGACTCACATGTGGAATCTCTACATTCTACGGAATGGGTGATGGTTTTCATGGTAAAACTACTGCAAACGGAGAACGATTTGATGCTTACCGTTGGACTGCTGCTCATCCTTACTTGCCTATGGGAACTAAAATTAGGGTTACGAATCAAGATAATGGAAAACAAGTAATTGTGAGAGTTAATGATCGAGGACCTTATTCTCATGCTGACTTAGATCTTTCCTATTCTGCTTTTGCTCACATTGAATCTGCACGTAAAGGAAATGCTACCGTATGTTGGAGGGTTGTAGGATGAAAAAACTGATTGCTCTTGCTTTGATTCTTTCTGGTGCTCCTGCACTTGCAACACCAGAACAAACTTATTATCGTCCATTCCGATATGAAACTCCCTGTATCTTAGAACAAGGTATTCAAACCTATCCTGATATGTGTGTGGTGATTGAAACTCGTGAAAAGGGTGGAGCACTTCGCACTCGCAATATCTTCTCCAACAAGCACGGACTCACTATTAAGGGACGATTTGATAAAGAAGATGGATATATGACTTGGGATAGTCATAATAAGTTTGAATATAAGTGGGAATACAAAGTAGGCGGAAGTAATGATTTGGGTGCTTGGACTTATGTAATGCCTGGATTCTTAGTACAAAACGTTTCTTGGGACTAATGGAAGTTACTGAACACAACATTCACGACACAGACTTAAACCTGAATGATATTACTGAACTTATCCGTATCGTAAAAGAAGAAAGTAAAAATCATTCAGATAATCGTGCTCAAATGTTATATTATGGAGTTTTGATTGGTAAATTAGTTTGTCTCCGTCATGACTTGATTAAATAGTATTAGAATAGGAGAGAGCAATGTCCGCTCTATTTCTCACGACAACAATTACATGCAGTCAAGCATTGGGCATAATCCGAAAAATTAAATCTAATAATGTTTTGCCAGAATATGTAAAAACTGAATTAATTGAAATTATTCGTGAAACTATTCCAACTTGTCCTGTAATAGTTAAAAAAGATGGATGAAGCACCAGATGTTAAATGGAACCGAGGACTTGATTTATTCATTGAGAGCGTTCATAAACCAGATCATGAACTGAGACAATGCGCTCACAATCAAAAGTGTTACAACGAACTCATGGCAGTTCGTGAGCATGTTTTAGAATATCTAAAACTACTCAGACGATGAACACCTACACAATTTGGTTTATATTATTTGCTTTTGCTGCATACTTCATTGTAACTGATGAGAGTGTAGCAAAAGCAGTATTTTTTGTATCTCAACTGGTAAAAAATAAGTTTGAGGTTATGAAATGGTGGGCTATGAATAATCCCAAACTTCCATGGGTTCGTTATTTAATGCATCGTCGTTCTATGAAACTTGCAGAAGAATTGATGAAAGAGTTAGAATCTAAAAATAAATAAACTATATCTGGAGATAAATATGCTTTCTACGCAATATCGCCTTCGTCTTGAAGCAATCTGTGATAAGATTGTTAAAAGAGAGTCAGTAGAATTAAGCGAAATGATATGGGCAGAGAAACTTGCGAAAGCAAATCGTTCTGCTGCTACAATGTTGCGCCAGGCAAGAAGAAAAGCGGAAAATCCTGATATGGTTGAAGGTGATATGGATGACTTTCTCAATCAATTAGATATTGGTGGGATTGGAAACGAAAGATTTGGTAAGAGACATTTTGAAAGTATTGATGACTTGCACGATTGGTTTAGGCGTGATGAAGACGAAACCGATTGGAGGACTCGTGATTGAAATACGACGATTTCATTCACAAGGGTACTGAGTTCTATATGGATATGGTGCGTTTGATTGATGTCAAACTCAAGTATCGTTTAGAGTTAACTGATGAAGAGAAAGAAATTAAAGATCACATCATGGAGTTTCAACATCAAGTTAAAATCAATGAGTTGAGAGATAAATTTGAGAAGTGCTACGAGATTGACAAAGACAAATAGATAGTCTATAATTCCTAAACACATAACTTTTATCATGGATTATAAACCATATTCACCTGAGTGGCATCGCTACAGATACTTAAAAGAAGCGATTGATAAGTATCTGGATGACTATGTGGATAATGCAACTGTAATGTCTGATATTCTTGATGTTCTTTCTGCACGTTCAGAAGCAGCTCATAGAGAATTTGTGCAGATTAATGAATTAGAATCAATGCTGCATAAAGCGCAGTAGGTATATACTCGTAGGCATAAATTATTGTTAAGAATCCCTGACAAATCACCTAGATAGTTGTAGAATAATGAGGTCATAAGAATGAAAGAAAATTCTTGATTATGATATTCTTTGTGCGTGGAGGTCATTATGCACAACTTAATTTCTTACAATCAATTAGCTGCATGGAAACAAATTGAACCAACCCTAAATGAATTCATCGATCAGCACGAACTTATGAATTCCTATTTTGAGTGCTTGACTGAGTGCAGTGAGGATACGCAGAGTTGTAGAAAAATATGTAGGCAAATCCTTTCATCATAGTCCAGTTGTTTAACCGTCCCTTCACCCTTGACTTTCTCAGTCAAGGGTTTTATTATGTCTACATATCAATCCCCTCCAATGACTTACAAAGCAACCCTAAAAGTTTCTTTCGATACTGAATGGACTTCTACACATTACAGTAGTGGTTTTGATGATATGATGCTCCCCGAAGAGCATTATATTTTTCAGGTTCCTGCTGAAGATCTTAATACTTATCAATTGTTTAACTTTTTCGCAACCGTTGCCCGTGCGATGGGACACGATGACATCAACATTATGAAAGGTGCTTGTGCTCTCGCATTTGGTGAACACCGAAAAGAAGAAGATATGCGTAAGGTTGCTGATGAGTTTGAACTAACTTTGGGTGAAGACCTGAGGAAGAAGTTTGATGATATGCAACAGGCAGACGCAGAGTGGGAACGTCTTAAAAAAGGTCCGATGGGAACTGCATTGACTGATGAAGAACTGACTAATCTGGAGGAAGGAGTATGAAACTGATTCAGTTTGGTGTAAGAGACGATTACGGAACCGAAGTATATTTCACTCTTCTTACCACAAAACGATACTCACTTCTTCAATTTGCGGTTGATTATGGTGAGTATGGTAACTGGATTGAATGGCCTTATTTTCAGATGAGTATGGGTTATGGTAGGTTACTATCAGTTCTATTCTCCATTGGAAGAGTTGGTTTTACTTTTGATATTGCTGGTCGTAACTGGCGCGATGAGTTGTTTTATGTTCAGAAAGATGAAACTCTTTGATTATGCACACTATGAAGACTTTGGGCACGAGTGGTATTTCCAACTACTCACATACTACCCAAAGTTTGCTCTATGTGATATTGGTGTCCAATGGGATGATTACCCTGCCACTGAAATCTTCCCATTGTTACTGATTAGTTTTGGTAGCAGGTCTTTGTGTGGATTTTCATTTCGTTGGAAGTGGTTTCAGATTAGGTGTGATATAATTCAGACACGACCCCGTAACCTTAAAGCATACGGACGATGACTGAAATGAGACACCAGCACAAACTCCAAAAAACCAGAATGTTGATTGATGCTGTTGAGTACTTCATTTACACTATCAAAGATGCTGCTTCTCAACACTGGGTGAATGAATATCAAGAGTTGCTGAAAGAACTTGAAGAAGAAGAAGCACAACTTGAAAGAACTATTGAGAGGAAATCGTGATGACTAAAGACGAACTCAAGAATTTCAATCCATCAACTGTAGATTATTACCAAGTTGCCTACAAATACGATAGAGCAGACCCAAACGAGTTCCGCACACAAAAACATGAAACAATGAGAATGGCACTTGCTGGCGCTCACTTTCTTGAAGCACGAGGACAATATACTATCATCTCTGTAACACCAATCTATAAAACTAATGACTGAACTATCACTCAAATGGAAACAAATCTTTGATGAAATCTCAACAGCAGATAACCACATCACAGGTAAAATCAACTACTACAACCTCGCAAGTATCTTGGAGGATTTGTATGTAGAAAATGCTGAACTCAAAGCAAGGGTAGAAGCACTTGAACGGGATACACAACCTTGGACACATCCTGAAAGTGGTTTAGCATCAAATATTGGTTCTGATCTATTAGACGCATTTCATAACATTGCTATCAATTCCAAGAATAAAAATGACTGAACCATACCCTGATGCGATGTTTGAAGAAGCAGAACGCAGAGAACTCATCAATGAAGCCCTTATAGAACTTGATGCGATTGTATTGGGAGGACAAAACACCAGAGAGTTTTATCTTTCAGTATCTCATATTCGTAATGTATTGGAAAGATTGAAGTGACATACAAAGTCAGATATACTGGTTTTGGTCCATATAAAGATAAGTTTGAACCAAATCAAATCTTTACAGTGAAAGAAATGTTACCTTATGCTTGGCACGAAAACTTTACCTTTGAAGAAGTAGAAGGTGAATATCATACAATTTTCTTTGAGGATGTGATAGAATGAACTTCACAAAACGCCAACTGGTTCTATTGACGACTGCCCTTACTCTGTTCTATGATGAGATCGCAAAGACCGCACCTGCCGAAATGAAAACAGAAGTAATGGAAATCGCAGAGATGGTTCAGGATGCTTATACGGAGGCAGAATGACCAATCTAATTAATAAACTACTTGCTTTTTTTAATATCAAACTTGTATCTACTAAATCCGATACAAGTTTGGTGAAAGAAAGTGTAAAGTTCTTGGACCAACATAAGGGTTATTGGAATGATGTTATTTTTTCCCCTCCCTATGTTGGGGATATTAACTATGTCCAAGAAAAAGTAAAGGATGAGTTTCCACAAGTTTCTGGAAAAACTTATATTTGTGAAATGATACCAGAAAAAAAATATTACGATTATAATGGAGATACTTATACAGCAGAACAACTTCAAGAGAAACTGCGATGAGTAGATTTACTGAAAACCCAGACGAAATCGTACTTCAAGACATTCAAATGTTTCATCTTGAAAGTATGAATGAAAGGACACTCTGGATTGGTGTTTACGGTGATGATGGTAAAATCTATCACTTGAATATTTCTGCGGATGGTGATAAACTGCGTTATTATTGGAGTGATGAAACCGCGTGATTAAAAATGTTTGAAACTAAAACATCTTGGTGGTTTGAGAAACAAGACCGCAAAACCTGGTTACATCGTGCTCAATCTGAACTTGAAAAGATTGTAGAACGACACGATGATGATATTGAACAGATTGAAAGACGATTGCGTTATTTGGAGGAGGAGTTGCCGTGAGGTTTGAGAATCCAACAAAACTTGAACTTTTCCTTGATGGATTCCGTAACTTCTGGAACTGTCTTGATTGTTATAATGATGGTGATACTTGGGGATACCAGGAATTTTGGGAGGGACTATCATTAGGTTGGTATATGGAATATATCTACCCATATGATGATGCTTTTAATCCCACTATTTCTCCTGAAAGAAAGTTAAGGTTGGACCAGAAACCACCAGTCATTTATGTTTCACAAGAAGCATATGATGCTCTTATAGAAGCAATCAATAAACCACCAGATCCCGAAGTAGTAGAGCGATTAAAACAAATTATATCTAAACCCGCACCTTGGGAGGAACAATGACACAAGACGATAAACAATTTCTGAAAGAGTTTCTGCGTGGATTTGGTGGTGCTAGTATTATTTTTATCGGTCTTTGTTTAGTACTTTCCTATATCGTCTGGGCATCAGGTAGTAATACCGAGACAGATAAATCACAGTCCACCAAAGTAGTTGGTACATACAAAGAATGTGATATAATTCAGTGGCACTATGGATCTCTTGCTGAATACAAATACTTCCTATATTGTCCTAATGAACGAGAAATCTAAAATCTACTATAATGTCTGGTGCTGTGCTTATCAACGCAGAGGGATATATAAAGGAACAGATAGAGAACATAGAGAGCACGAAACTGTGAGAATGTGTCTTGATATGAAAGATGTGAAGTTCTATCAGTTTGATACTGAAAAACCGCGATATCTAAAATGACTTGGACTCAATACATCTTCACACATTTGATTCCTTCATGGTTCCAAACCATTGGAGGTAATTTTCGTATCTGGAGAGATTTAGTAACTGGGAACTACAAAGATTATGCTCTAATGTGGTATGATGACCCATATGAAGAGTGTTATGAATGGTTCTGGTCTTCCTTGAATATTGATGACACACTACCAAAAGAGTTTCTTGAACATCTTCAGCAAATGGTAGATGATATTGAGAGTGGTAAAGTAGAGACAGTTCCATTTACTCAAGAGATGTTTGATGAGATAGATAATCTTGTTGGTGATTTGGTAGAGGAGAAAGAAGATGGGGATGTTTGATTATGTTCGTTCTTCATATAATCTTGGAGAAAACTTCACAAATGTAGAGTGTCAAACCAAAGATATTGAAGAAGGATATAGTGGCACGATGTCACACTTCTGGATAGATCCTGCTGGTTACTTGTGGGTTGGTGATTATACTGGAACTAATACGTTTGAGATTATTGAGAAGGATGATCCAAGATATAATGATAAACATTTTTTCTTAAATTATGAATGGATTCCTACAGGAGTTCATGGAAAATATCATGTTCATCCAATCACCAAATATGTGGAGATTTATCCATCAAATTGGGATGGACACTATGATGATTGGCCCCGTTGTAGAATTCACTTCAAGTATGGTAAAGTGGTTGAGTACGAACATATCACCAGATGATTAGCACAGAACTATTCCCCTATGAAAAGTTTGGGTTTAGATTGGAGTTTGGTGAAAAAAAGAACTCTACAATCTGCTGGTTTGAGTGCCAGGAACACCTTGACAAATACCTAGAAAGGTATAAACTAGATAAGAGAACTATTAAGATTGATTATCGTGATGGAGAACCCGTTGAACCAAGTAAAAAACGTAAGAGAAGTGTGGAGCAAAAGCCTAAACCAAAAAGTAAAGGAAGTGCAGGTGCAGTTCGCAAACGAAAATCCAGCGTGGATTCCGTGGGAAACACTACTCGCAATACAAGAACTAAAAAACCCAAAAAATGAACAGTAAAACTTATTTGTATTATATTGCGATTCCTGCTCTTGTGTTTTTCGTTTCTGCAACAGTTTCTTACAATCTAACACCAGAAAAAACACCTGAGCATACATCTACCGTTGTTGGTAGTTCTGGTGATCTTAAATGCACTACATCTTGTGTGGTAAAGGAACAATGACATCCAAAGTTAATCTTATTCTTGCTCTGCAGCAGATAGAAAATATTTCTAATCTACTGCGAAAGAATAACTATGAAGCATTTTTTACTTCACATCTCCTCCCTGTTAAATACGAAATAGAACGACAACTTGTACTGCAAAATGGAAGAAAAGAAGATAATTGATGATTGTTTTTATGTTCAAAAAGGAAAATTTCTTTGGGATAGTTATGATCTAGAAGGTAAAGGTCTTGTATCAGCACTTACAGAAGAATCTTGTATTAGTGGGACAAGATTTTACCTGAAAGGTAGACAAGAAGGGTGGGATGATGCTAATATTGTAAAACACGATGGAACTGTTGGAGGAAAACTCTAATGACAACCCGATCATTTATTGGAAAAACTGGAGATGTCTGGACCTGGGAAGAAACTCTAGAAGTTACAGAAGCACTTAAACAACTTCATACTTCTAAATTTGCTGGCAACTATGAAGGACCACTTTATGCACCACACCCTGATTTGAAGAAACCAAATGAATACAAATCCACTGACTCCTGACGAAGTACAAAAAGCAGCAGAACAATTCTTTCCGCTGTTTGATATTGTACGCAATCGTATGCCTGCCAATGCTACAACAGAAGACACACTTAAAGTGATGGAAACTGTATGTAGTTTAGCGCAGAAACTTCGTGCAGAAGAAGAGAAAACAAAGTTTGGTTTTAACAAAAATGAAACTGCGTCTAACGCCTAATCAACAACTATGGGCTGATGTGTTCCGTTGTGCTGTTCAAAGATCTAACATTTATTTTGATGCACAAGATTTAGACAGACACGCTAGAGAACATACTACAGTTATATTAGCACTACAAAAAGGTGAAGAGTTCTGGAGACAATTTCTGTGAGCGATACAGATCCTACATCTCCTTGGTATGAGTTTATCTCATACTGTCGTTGTTGCGACAGTTTAGGCATACCTATTCGTCTACAATCGTTTATGCGCTATCAGCAGTATTTAAAAGAAATTGGTTTGATATGATTAAAGCATTTGTTACTTGGTTTTTTTCTCCTTCTAGAAAAGAAATGATATGCGAAGAACCAGACATTTATTCAAAGATTATTGAACTTGAAAATCGTATTGCAAGATTAGAAGAAGAAAATATTGAAACCTCAAATACTCTTTATGAGATAATGAACTCTATTGATGCAGTTGATGTCCGTATAGATATACTGACTGGAGAAAACTGGATTGAAAAGAATGTATGAAAACCTCGATACATTTGAAAAAGCACTTTCTCATTTCAGCACAAGAGTTGATATCATCGTTGCCCTTGAAATGGGAGGTAAGTTAAGTGCTGAAACTGCTTACAAAAACATTAAAATGGAACTCAAAGAACTCAAACGAGTTCGTAAGCAATGGAAAAAGGATTTGTAGTAAATGTGGTGAAGAGAAACCACTTGACAAGAACCACTTCCAGGTAGTAAAATACTTTCGTTATGGATTCTCGTACTACTGCAACGAGTGCAACAAACCAAAACCCAGAGATTGATTATGGACTTTGACTACAAAAAGTATTCTCTTGAGCATCTTGAAGAATGGTTACATGATGCACTGGACTGTGAGGATGTAACACCACAAGAAATCTATGAAACTATCACAAATGCTGTGGATGAGAATATTGAGTATCACAAAAAGTATTTGACTAAGAATATTGAAGTTCTTTCTCTCCTGAAGGGAAATCGTCCTGTTGATTTTGAAGAAAACTATGATGGTTGGGATTCTCAATACACCGAAGAAGAACTGAACGCAATGTGCGATGCTGCTGAGGATAAAGAGAAGTGTCGTGAATATAATCTTCGTGAAGCAGAGTATTATGATAAGCGAGCACAACTTGATGCTGATTATGAAGCAATCAAAGCAGCAGGTGGTTATGAGTGGACACCTATTCCCTCAAAAGATGTACCATATCCTCTTTATATGAATAAGGAA